TTTTTGTTTGTTTTTGAGTTTTGTGATTTTTGTTCCTTTTTGCGAAAAGAAGTAACCGCACCCTCTATTAAGGAAGAGTGGTAGAACCTAGTGTTTCACCGTCGAAGGCGTAAGCGGCAGAGGCTCAAGAGAGAGCTCTTCATGCTTTGCTGCTTTGCGCTCGGGCGGAGAAAGGCTCGCGAGCAGCTGGTCGATCGCCGTCTCGAATGCGAGGTGTTTCGCGTCCGTCAGTTGATCGTTCCGGCTTGTCAGGAACCCTTTGAGGGAGTTGAACAGCTGATTGTTCACTTCCACTGTCTCCTCTGATTTTGAGCCAACCGCTGCCACCAACTGCTCGAAGAGGCTGGCTCTTGTGCGGTGGTAGCTCAGGTTGCTTGACTTCGCCGAGGTCAGCCAAGTCCGCAATTGATCGCGAGAGAAATTCATCGCCGCGTTGTTCACTTTTGCCATGCAAAAGAGTCTGTGCAGGCAAATCAATGCCAGACTTGCGAAGGAATTCTGTGAACATCGCCTCAAGTTTGGGTTTGGTGTCCTCAAGTGCTTTCTCCTCAGCGCGCTGAGCGCGCATCTGCTTGCGAAACAGCGTTGTCACTTCAGGAGGCAACGCGACCACGCGCATCTCCATAAAGCTAAAGGCAGTAGCAGTTGCTGAACCGCCAGTGCCAACGACATAACCGGTGTTGAAAAAATCAAGCTCAGGGTCCTCACAATCAACAACCGCTTGCAGCGCAGGCCCAACGGAGCCACCTGTCACAGTGGTGGAATTGCTGTAGGTGGTGTGCTGATGAAGCACAGAACCTTGCGAACCAGCAACTGCGACATGGGTCATCGCGCCGAAGCCAGTGCCAGCGGTGCCAAGATCAGCCACCGCGCCAATATTAGGCATTTGTAGCGTGATTAGATAAACCCCCGATTCAGGAAAACCAAGATAAAAAGCAGTGCCGTTCCACAGACCGGTCATCTGAATCCCATTGACAGGGTTACTGAGACCTGGAAAGTTAACAGCATTGAGCGGCAACATCGCAGTGGGCGTAAAGGCGATATTGGCACCTCGATAGAAATTCGAGTAATGATCGCCA